TTCTGAGTTTGCTGCTGTTAGTCCACTTCTTGATGATGATGACGCTCTTGAAACACTCTGGAAGAAGCAATTCTCTCTTGCTGAGATTGTTGCGAACGACCAGTTCAAGACTTATGAAGAGTTGAAGACTCGCTTAGACTACGTTCTTGGTAACAAGAAGACAGCAACTCCATCTTTTGAAGTCGCTGATGAAGATAATGATCGTGGTGCTGCAGAGGAATTAGTAACCGCTGCTGTATCAACAACACCATCCTCAGTCAATGAAGATGATGATGACGATGCATTATCATACTTCCAAAAACTAGCGGAAGAATAATATACTGGGGGTCATTGACCCCTTTTTCTTATGATTAAAATATACGATAATTTTTTTCCTGAAAAAATTCAATTTGAAATAATTAATAGATTGTATTTAACTCCAAGATGGAGTTTAATTGGTGGAACAAATAGGAAGAAAGAAATATTTTGGCACTATGATAATCTTGAAAAAGAAAATTATTTTAGTGAATTTATTTACAATCTAATTTGTGAAAAATTAAATAGAAAATTTAGTGGTGTAAAAAGAATATATGCAAATGGTCAAACTGCAGGTCAATGTGGAACACCACATAAAGACGATGGAGATTTGACATTTTTATATTACCCAAACCCTGAGTGGGATATTACAATGCAAGGTCATTTAATATTTTTAGATGAACATGATGAAGGTGATAGGATAATTTTTTATAAACCAAATCGAGCGGTATTATTTGATGGAAACCAGAAACATTATGCTGATGCCCCTAGTAGATTTTTTAATGGATTAAGAATGTCTCTAGCTTACAAATTATGGAAGTAATTTATGACGTTAAGTTTCCTAATTCAGTTGATGCAAGTCTACCACTAATATATTTTGAGTGTTTGCTATATCTGACTACATCTCTTAAATCATTAATAAATGTTTGTAGGTAGGATTGTTTTAATACGTCGATCTCTCTGTTTTTATCGTTTTGATTTATTTCAAATTTAAAATTAGTTACAGGTCTTGCGATGTTATCTGTTGAAATTGTGTATTTCGCTTTATCATCAAGTTGCTTTGCACCTGATTGATTGTAAACGATAAATCGATTATTACCAAATCTTAAACTACTACCATCTATTGTGAAATCTTTATCTACAATCAAATCTGGAGGTAGTATTTGACGACCTTGACTATCTTTAATTTCATATGTCTCATAATGATGTATTTCATTCATTTTAGTTTCTGATCCATATTTTGCAAGAGCAAAATCATACATCTGAAAATCTTGAATTGGCCATTGTTGGTGTATATTTGTAATACCAGCGACAATTATCACCACATAATCATATCTTGCATTTCCATATACTTCATTAGCAATCGTATCTGGTCTTTCACCATCTTCTATGATATATTTTTCAAATAATGCAGCTGCATCACTAACATAATCAAATAATTTTGCACGACGAAACAAATTTTTTATCTCTATCATATCAGCGGATGAACGCTTAGATGGCATAGGAGATGGATATAGTATATTTGGTAATTCTCTGAAATATCCCATTAGAAACCCACTCCTGGTATTGAATTGGTATAATCCTCATGATAGATAGGATTAAGTTCTTTGAATGTTAAATTCATTTTAATACTTACAGGTGTTCCGTCTTCGTAAGTTGTATAAGTTCCTGCATTTGTGTAATTTACTGTCATACCTGTCAATGCACAATCTTTGAAACTGTTTAAAAATGGATGTTGTGTTCCATTATGTAAATATTTTATTGCATAAACATCGGGTGCTCTTAAAAATACACCTCCTTGACCACCTGCCTCATCAATACCTTTTTTAGCAGCCATCGAACTCTTAAATGCACGAATAATATGTTTTACCATTTGAGATTCTTCAGGAGTTCTAGGTGAAAAGTTGATACTAAAGGGGAAAGTTCTTAAATTAACACTGTCAAATAATAATTCTAAGTTAGAATTAAGTATCATCCCTGATGCTCTTCCTATTGCAGAGTTAGGTCTTATTTGACCACCCATAACATCTATCGCTTTACCTGCTACTGAAGCTCTGACTGCATTTTGTGTTTCTGCGTCAAGTGCACTTAAGTCTATACCTTTATTTGTTAAAAATTCCTTCGCTGCTTCAAAACTTTCACCAGGCGATCCAAGAACACTATTGGCAGCAGATAAACCTGCAAGCATAAAAATATTCATATTATCATCACCCCAAGTAACAGTGTTGGAGTCATTTATATCTTGTGGTATCGGTAATTCAACTGAAAAAACATCTTTTACACCTTTCTCTGAACCTCTATCGGATGCACCTAAATTTGACATTTTGACGGTGCCTGGCACGAATGTTTTTTTGAATGTACCTGCTTGATTTCCAGATGCGTTGACTACAAATTGACCTTTTCCATATTCAGTCCCTGCATACGGTCCTGCTGATTTAGTTCTAAGAAGTGCGGGTTCACCAGTGATACCAGTTTTTGGAGCGATATAGGTTCTACATTGTATAAGCAATGAGTCACCTGTTCTTTCACTTTGACCTCTAGCGATAGGGTATCCCATCTGATCTGGGAAATTTTTGCGTCTTACCTCTTTACGTTTTGTATTACCTTTTTTCTCACCTTGGTTATTGCCAGGATCATTAGGTCTTCCTCTCTTATCAAAATCAAATATATTTCCTGTAAGAAAATCTGCTGTTCCTCCCAAATATCTTTTAAATCCCATATCGACCTAATTTTTTAACTATTTAGACGAATTCTGCCAAATGGGATTGTTCGTAAGTCACGAAGTTCCATTTCATCAACTTTATATAATCCACCAACAACTTCTGGAAATGTATATTGTCTCATTTGCCCCCAGTGAAAATTTATTCCTTTAAAACCCCATTGAAAAACATCGGTGACTGCAACAAGAGGGTGTGCGTCATATCTGATGTTAGGTGTTTTTGGTTGATAAACAAAAACATAATAATTACCTGCCTCTGGAACATTACTACCTTCAGTTAATACTTCTAATATATCTTGTGCCAAATCATCAGGATTTTCATTTCCAATAAGATTTTTCATTATGGGGTCGATGCGACTCATATTCCTAACTCTTTTTCTGTAACTACTTTAAACTCCCACTGACGATCAGCACAGAACTCCCGTGCCATCTTCCATTTTGCTTGGTTCTTTGCATATTCATATGCTTCACGAATATATCCTTTTGTTTGTCTTTTAGGTTTGATTGGTGGTTTTGTTTGTTTCGCTGGTTTGACTTCAATTACGTACCTTTTTACTCTACCATTTCTTTCTTTGACTTTCATATAAAAATCAGGAAAGTAACGATGCACACGATTATCAACTGGTGAGCGATATGGTATTGCAATTTCTTCACTTGCCCACTCCAATATATTATCATTTTTATCACAATAAACCATGAATTTTCTTTCCCATAGTGATCGATAGATGATATTTGTTGGATCACCTTTATATTTTCGTGGATAAGAGGGATAGTATTTTCCCTTATAAGACATCTAAATACATATGTTATGTAATTTTATTTAGAGTGCCAGCACCAAGACCAAGAGGAATATCAGATATAATGCCAAGATTGCAGAATGTTGCACAAACATCTCAATTCTTAGTTAAATTTTCTTTACCTGGTAGTTCATTAAGATCACATTTAAGAAGAAAGGGAGTAAATGATAGATTCATAGTTGATGATATAGGTCTATTATGTAGTGATGCGGTGCTTCCTGGTAGTGCTCTTGCATCTGTTGATACCCGTGGTGATTATCAAGGTGTGATTGAAAGATTTGCACATACTCGAAATTTCACACAGATAAATTTAGATTTTTATGTTGATAATGAATATCGATCAATGAAATTTTTAGAGCACTGGATGGAATATATAACAGGTGCTGTAGATGATCCAGCAAAAGATACTTATCATTATAGATTACATTATCCATCTGAATATAAATCAAATGAGACAAGAATAGTAAAATTTGAGAGAGATTATAATCGTTTTTTAGAGTATAGATTCATAGGATTATTTCCCTTATCACTTAATTCGGTTAGAGTATCTTATAATAATTCGCAAATATTAAAAGCAACTGCTACTTTTAGTTATGACAGATATATTTGTGGTGAATCAAATTCACTTGCTAGAGATTTAGGAAGAGCGTTTAATGAAATATTTAATCGAGGAAATCCATATAGAGATGGGACTGGTGTGGAACAAGATGAATTAGAGAAAACATTCTTTGGTAGAAGATTAAATTATATTAATGACTCATCAACTGTACAAAGGACTGCTAGTGGCAGAACTCTGAATAATCAAACAACTGGAACAGCAGGAAAAGTTGATATAGGATCAAGAGTAATATAATCTCAAAAACCACTATAAATAATGACACTGAAGTGTTAAGCATATTATGCCTTTACCAAAAATTGCAACGCCAACATATGAGTTGGTTCTACCTTCATCGGGTAGAAAAATAAAATATAGACCATTCCTTGTCAAAGAAGAAAAAATTCTAATTATTGCATTAGAGTCTCAAGACCAAAAACAAATAGCGAATGCGATTAAATCTATATTATCTGCTTGTATTTTAACAAGAGGAACAAAGGTTGATAAATTATCAACATTCGATATTGAATATCTTTTTCTTAACGTTCGTGGTAAATCTGTTGGTGAACAGATAGAGGTCATGGTTACTTGCCCTGATGATGGTAAAACTCAAGTGCCAATGTCCATCAATATTGACTCAATCAAAGTTGAAAAATCTGATGACCATAAAACTGATATAAAATTAGATGATACTTATACTCTTAGAATGAGATATCCATCCTTAAATGAATTTATCAAAACTAATTTTACTGCAACTGATATGAAGGTAGATGATACCTTTGAATTGATTGCATCTTGTATAGATCAGGTTTACTCAGAAGAAGAGTCTTGGACACAGAATGATTGCACTAAAAAAGAACTCACAGAATTTTTAGAGCAATTAAATTCGTCACAATTTAAAGAGATTGAACAATTCTTTGATACTATGCCAAAATTATCTCATAAGGTAAAAGTTACAAATCCGAATACGAAAGTTGAAAGTGAAATTGTTTTGGAGGGACTACAGAATTTTTTCGGATAAGTATGGCACACGAGGACTTAGTGTCATACTATAAATTGAATTTTGCCTTGATGCAACACCATAAATATAGCTTAACAGAGCTTGAAAATATGATACCGTGGGAAAGAGAGATTTATGTGT